ATAAAATTTATATCCACAGAACTAATTATTGAAGATAAAGATATTCATCCAATACCTTGTAAATTAAATATACCAGATTGGTATAAAAAACTTGAACACACAATTGAAAATAGAACTATAAAAGGGTGTATGCCTTTTTTAGATACACTTACAAGTGGATATATTTTAAAAATTCCTGTCGATTATTTCATAAATCATAATTTAATTAAAGGGAAAGAGAGAGTTACAAAATATGAAAATACCAGAACATTTCTTACTCAAGAACATATGGAAAACCTAAATATAAATTTTTATGGACACACACAAGTACACCCTGAAGAACAAGTAGGTAAAGAATGTCCTTTTAGCCAAAAAAATAAAAATTTATCTTTTTATAAGATAATAAATCCTTGGATAATAAAAACACCTCCTGGATATTCCTGTTTATTTTTACCGCCAATGAATAACGCAGATGACAGATTTTCAATAATTCCAGGTATTGTTGACACAGATGTATTTAATTATGAAGTAAATTTTCCGATAGTAATAAATGGGGATAAGTATCCAATTTTAAAAACAACTATAAAAAGAGGTACTCCATATGTTCAGGTAATACCTTTTAAAAGAGATAGTTGGAAAATGAAAATAAAAAAAATAGATGATAAAATTTATAAAAAAAATAGATTTTTACAACAAATTAATATATTAAATAATTATAAAATTAGATGGTGGAATAAAAAATCATGGAAGTAAACCTTAAAAAAACAGTTTTGGAAATGGATAAATTAAATTCTTATATAAGAATATTTGATGATGTATTGCCGAAAGACACTCTTAAAACTTTTAGAAAGATTTGTGAGGAACATATAGATTATGACTGTGGTGAAATAGTTGGTATAGGAAAACAAAAAATAGATCTTGAAGTTCGTAATGTAAAATTAAAATCATTATCTAATATATATGATAAAAGTTTTACGACTGTTCACTGGGCTTCTTTCCTTTTATTTAAATTTAAAGAGAATATTAATAGATACATAAAGGATTTTAATATGACAAATTTTGATTGTTCAGTTATTGACATACAAATTTTAAAATATGAAAAAGGTGGTCATTATAAATTTCATACTGATCATGGTCCAACTACGCCAAGAACATTAAGTCTTATTTATTTTGTTAATGATGATTTTGAAGGTGGTAATTTAAATTTTAAATTAGTTGGAAGTGGAGGTGAAATGGTAATAGAAAATAAACCAAATAGATTAGTTATATGGCCAAGTAATTTTATGTACCCTCATCGTGTTACACCAGTAGAAAGTGGTACAAGATATTCGGTGGTAGCATGGGCGTTATAGGAAAAGATTTTAATTATAAAGTTATTCCTAATTTCTTAGGAAAAGAAGAAATAATTTTATTAAATCAATATTGTGAAATTTTTCATCGTATAAATTCTAAACATTTTGAGATTACAGGGACACAACCTACGGGAAAAGATACTTGTGACACATTTTCTTATGGAGACCTCTTATTTGATTCTCTTCTTTTAACAAAAAAAAATATTATGGAAGAAGCAACAGGAAAAAAACTATTTCCAACTTATAGTTATTGGAGAATGCACACTAAACATGCAATATTAAGAAAACATATTGATAGAGATGCATGTGAAATTAGTGTGACTGTCCATATAGGAAGTGATGGTACCTCGTGGCCATTTTATTTAGATGGAAATTCGTTTAATACAAAACCTGGAGATGCTATAATTTATCTTGGCCCTAAATTAATGCATTATAGAGAAATATTTAAGGGAGATTGGTACTTAGGAGCATTTCTACATTATGTAGATGCGGAAGGTCCACACAAAGATCGATACATGGATAAAAGAATGTATTGGGGAACAAAGGGAACATATTAATGAAATTTTTACAAAACCATAAAGACGGATCTTGTGAGATGGAATTTAGTGAAGAAGAAATTAAAACTATAAGTAAAAATAAAAAACTTTATTTTACTCCAGAAACTTTAAAAATTTTTGGTAATGTTCTTATGAAAATAGTAGTAGATTGGAATTCGCACTTTAATAGTGATCTACAAAAAAAATTGAACACTGGAGAAGAAGATTCGTTAGATTTAAGTAAAAATGGTCCAAGTAATAAATAATTTTTTAAATAACGAAAAGTTTTATTCGATATATAAGACAATAACTGATGTAAATTTCCCTTGGTATCTTCAACAACCAATAGTATTTTCAGGAGAGAGTGAAAAACAATTTACACATAATCTTGTAAGTCGACAAGAGGAATCGGGTAATGAAAAAAACCAAACAAGTTTTTGGGTAACGCCAATTTTATCCCCCTTGTTACAACAACTTGCAAAAGTTAATGAAAAAAAAATTTCCGATACCGATGTTATAAGAGCAAAGCTAAGCTTAACACATCGTACACACAAAACAATAGAAACTAAGCCGCATACAGATGTATCTAAAATAAATTTGAATGAAATAAGCGAAACAGCTATGTTATATATGAATACAAATAATGGATATACAAAAATTGTAGGAGGGGAAAAAATTGAGTCTGTACAAAACAGACTATTAATTTTTCCCACAGATACGTCTCATTTTGAAGCAACTAATACAGATATTGATCATAGAATCGTTTTAAAGCTAGTCTACAAAATATAAAAACGTTGTGATATAATAACTTATGGCTTTAACAAACGTACAGATTAGACCGGGATTTAATAAACAAGTCACAGAAACTGGAGCAGAAGGTCAGTGGACTGATGGTGATTTTGTTAGGTTTAGGTATGGTCTTCCAGAAAAAATAGGGGGTTGGGAACAGCTAACTTCAAACACACTAGTCGGTGCAGCAAGAGATCAACTTGTTTGGGCTGATTTAGATGGCAGAAGGTACTCTGCAATAGGTACTAATAAGGCTTTAATAATTTATTATGAAAATGCATTCTACGATATCACACCATTAGACACTGCAATTACTGGAGCAACATTTACAACTGTTAACACAAGTCCAGCTGTAACTGTAAATAAAGTTGCTCATGGGTTATCTGCAGGAAATTTAATTACATTTACTTCTGTTACGCCTCCAGTGGGAGCTGGCTATGTAGCTGCAGATTTTACTACAAATACTTTTGAAGTCGTGACAGTAACAAGTCAAGATACATTTACAATTACAATGGCAGCTAATGCTGGTACAACTGTTGCAGCAAGTGGAGCAGCTACAATAAACCCTTATGTAAAAGTTGGTCCTTTAAATCAAACCTCTGGTTTTGGTTATGGTACTTCTGGATGGGGTGGGTCTGCAGGGGTTATCTCAACTTTAAATGGTTTACTACAAGATGACACTGCTGGGACTGGAGGATCAGGAACTTCAATTACATTATCTTCTGTTGTTGGTTTTCCAACATCTGGAACTATAAAAGTTGGAGCAGAATTTATTTCATACACTGGAATTTCTACAAATGATTTAACTGGAATTACTAGAGCTGTAGCAGGCACTAGATCAGCTCATGCGAGCGGAGCTTCTGTTGAAGTTTATCTTGGATGGGGATCGGCTTCACTTACTGGTGGAGTAACTTTAGAGTCTGCATCATGGTCTTTAGATCATTTTGGATCAAAATTAATTGCAACAATAAAAGATGGTAAAACATTCGAGTGGGATACTATAAGTAATGCACCCGCTGCATTAACCACAAGAGCAACTGTCGTTAGTGGAGCACCAACTAAATCTGTTATGTCTATCGTTTCTGAAAGAGATAGACATTTAGTAATACTTGGAACAGAAACTACAATTGGGACTTCAAATACTCAAGATAAAATGTTTATAAGATTTTCAGATCAAGAAAACATATCTGATTATGCTCCAACTTCAGTTAATACTGCTGGTACATTTAGAATAGATTCAGGTACAAAAATAGTAGGGGCTGTAAGAGGTAAAGATTATATTTTAATTTTAACTGACACATCGGCTTATGTAATGCAGTTTGTTGGTCCTCCATTTACATTTTCAATAAGACAAGTTGGAAGTAATTGTGGAGCTATTGGTCAACACTCTATTAAATATGTAAACGGAGCTGTTTGGTGGATGGATCAAGCG